GAAATGGCTCTTAAAGCTTCAAAGAACGTTAAGAAGAAAAGTAAGAAGAAAAAGATTAATGATGAAGATGATGATCAAATAGAAAGAGATCAAGCAGACAGGGAAGAAGATGATGCAAAGGCAGAAGATGAGGAAGAGGCTGCAACTGGTCAGGCTGAAGCTAATGTCAGAGGCCCAGATGCTGAACCTAGTGAGAAATCTGATAGAGCAAAAGAATTAGCTAAGAAAGGACAAAAAGACCAAACCACAACGGACACAGGTTGGAAAAAGGATAGGATTAAGCGGGGAGATCCTAGAGTTCAGAATGCTCTGGCTAAGATTCAAGCATCCAAAAAGAGTAAGCTTAAAAAAAAAGTAGGTGAAGATAAAGATACAGACCGCAGGAATGCATGGCGGAAACCTGGATGGGTATCAGATCCTGATCCCAACCCTAAGCGTACCTCCAGGCCAGGACATTACAGCACTGATCCCAAGAGACAGGGCGAACTAGAGCCTGGGGATGAAGAGGGAGGAACGAAAATCGCAAGACACGCAGCGCGTATGAGGGATGTTGAAGCAAAGAGGGATCGGAGAGCAGAGAAGAAGAAGGTAGTGACCCACGCACAAGATACCATTAGAAGGGCTTATGGAAAACAGAGTGAAGAGAAGAAGGATAAGAAATGGATTCAGAAGGCTGTAGATCCTGATCACGAAGGTTACTGTACTCCTATGACTAAAGCCACCTGTACTCCTAAAAGGAAAGCACTAGCTAAAACTTTTAAGAAGATGGGTAGGAAGCGAGATAGGGAGACTAAAGCTAAAGACGAGAAGTAAAATGGATGACCCGATAGATGATCTAACTTTTTCTAAAAAACTTAGAAAACCTAAGGGGGACATAACTCTTTTCGACAAGACCTCACAATTTATTGTTCTTTCTCCCCCACCTACCAATTCTAGTTTAGAGACAGGGAAGGAGATGTTACAGGTTCAAGGATCAACATTTTTAGTTACAGAAGCAATTACTAAAAGTATAAAAAAACATGATAAAGATCCTGCTTACTCCATAAAGATGTATATGAATTTATTTGGGTTAGAATATGATCAAGAATATATCACTAAGCTCATAGAGGAATCTACAATCATTATCAGGGAACAAAAAAATAAATTTAATAGGCCAAGACCTTATCAATTAGCTCCTTATTTTGGTGTTGATTTAGATGTTTTAAATAGTAAAACTAATAAAACACCCTCCTACCCTAGTGGGCATTCTGCACAAGCTAGATTAGTAGCAGAAGTTTACGCTGAAAAATACCCTTCTCATAGGAAAAATATTCTTAGAGCTTCAGAAGAATGTGGGTTCGGTAGAGTAATAGCAGGGTTTCATTTCCCTAAGGATCATAGTACGGGTGTTACTTTAGGTAAACGATTATTTAATAGACTTAAGAACAAAAAACAAAATGCCCCTTTTAAATATTATAAAATATTCGATTTAAAACAAAAAAATAGGAGGTAAGTATGAAAAGGTTTATGATCCCAAGATGTGCCCGATGTAGTAACGGCTGTTGACTACACAGAATCTTTCAATGCTAGTTTCCAACTTATACAGTATAAAATCCACGATACTGCGAGTCCGAAAAATCCATCTAAAATAAGCATTCCTGTGGCACTTATCCAAGTTAGATTTAGGAGTAGTCCTACCCAAAATCCCATGCACATAGGGCAATTAAAAAAGTAGCCCAACGTTGAATTAAGTTTTTCGGCTAAATTTCGTACAGGAGTAAAGACCTTAGAGTGTGTAATGCTAAAGCTTATCCCGAAGCAAACTAGAGCCCAGGTTAAAAATTCGTGAAAAAAAACAATATTGGTATCCATATTATATCCTTATTGGTAATTGAGTATTAGCTATAAAAGCTTTTCTATTATTATGCCAAGAATCTCTTCCTACTAATTCACCATTAGAGTAGTGAAGTAAATCTATTGGAACTGCATAATTTTTATAGCCCAACTTATGGGCTGTAGTGGTATAATGTATATCATAAAAATCCCATTTCCCTTCAAAATATGTTGGTTTTTGTAGATTTACTTTATCCCAAACTTCTTTTCTAGCAGCTAGGAATAAACCATCTAAAGCTACTACCTGCCCAAAATCTCCGTAGCTTGTAGTCACGATCTGGTCGAGATCATCAGGTGCTCTATGCTTTACTTGGCCCCTGTGGTCACCATTTCTCCAACGTTGAACATCCCACCATACAGCATCTTCCCCTAAATGAGTAGTTCCCGCTGGTCCTACTATCCCTACATCCTCTTCGGTGCATTTAGCTAGAGCGGCTATAAATGATTGGTGAGAACTTAAAATTTGTATATCATCGTGACAATAAATGATTATATCTTTATCCTTTGCTAAACAAGTATTTAAACCTTTCTGATAAGCTTCAAATATAGAATTTTGATTAGCTAGAAGTTTTATATCTACGCCGAAGCTAGATAAAGTGTTAACTAACCCGCGAGTTATGGGGCTTAAATTCTTATCTCGCGTACAGCTAATAGCGAAAATTTTCATGAACTATAATAGTAATGATAAGATAATTTTATGACAGAACCACGATTAATTGAAGAGTTTCAGAAATGCAAGGATGACCCTGTTTATTTTATTTCTAACTATGTGAAGGTCACGCACCCTGTACGTGGTCTTGTTCCGTTTAAACTCTATCCTTTCCAGATAAGGATTCTTGAGGAAGTTAAAAACCATAGATTTAATATCTTACGGAAATTTCGTCAAGCAGGATGTACTACCATTTCTGCTGCTTACTCTCTGTGGATGATCACGTTTCAAAAACATAAACAAGTGGTTATTCTTTCTAAGGGTGACGCTGAATCTACTGAAGTTCTAGACAGAATTAAAATTATGTATAATGAACTTCCACAGTTTATGCGTCCTACTATAGTTGAAGATAACAAACATACCTTGAAACTTAGTACGGGATCTGGGATTAAATCTAGACCTTCGGGAAAGCAGTCAGGTCGTTCATTAGCAGGTTCTCTTCTTATCATTGATGAAGCAGCATTCATTGACAATATTGATACCATCTGGGCTGCGGTATACCCGATCATTTCAACTGGGGGTAGAGCCTTTGTCCTATCTACTGTAAATGGTGTAGGTAATTGGTTTTATGATGTGTATCATGGTGCTAAAGATAAAACCAATTCTTTTAACCGTATTGATATTGATTGGCGTGAGCACCCTGAGTATAAACGACATGAGGGGTTTGAAGATTTATATAAAGTGATGGTAGAGAAGGGGCTTAATGTAGATAAGTGGGAAGACACCACAAGAGCTAATATGCCTCTTAAACAATGGCTTCAAGAATACGATTGTGAATTTCTTGGCACAGGTGATACTTATTTGGAAGGATACCTTCTTAAGCGAATGGTGGAAGAGATAGATAATGACTATCATATTAAGTATAATAATAAAATGCGGGTATGGAAAGAGCCTCTTCCAGAGCATGAATATATTATTGGGGTGGATGTGAGTTTGGGGAGGGATAGAGATTATTCCGCATTTCATATTATCAATAGTTACACAGGAGAACAAGTAGCTGAATTTTATTCTAATAAGACCCCAATTAATGAATTGGCACAGATTTTAACTACAGAAGCTCAGTTATATAATACGGCTTCTGTAATTATTGAAAGAAATACTATCGGAAATAATCTTATTGATTGGATGTTTAATATTCATGAATATGATAACTTATGGATTGATGACAAAAATGATTTTGGAATCCAAATCACAACAAGAAATAGGGAAGAACTTCTTGCTAGGATGGAAGAGTACATTAGAAATAATGTAGTAAAAATCAACTCTAAGAGGGCAGTAGATGAGCTTTTAACATTTATTGTAGATGATAATGGAAAGATTACGGCAGATGAAGGTAAAAATGATGATTTAATTATGAGCTTATCTATAACGATACATCTACTACATACTATAGCAGAAAATATGCCCCTAGAAATTAAACAGAATTCTGAAGAAAAAGCAAGAAAACCTTTAGAACCTGTAAGAACTTCTAATTTTGACGAAATTGATGAGGATATAAGATGGCTGATGACGTAAAAAAGAATGGTAAAATAACTGAGGATGCAGCAGGAGCAGGAATAAGTACTTTTGGTGCTGGTGGACCTGATAGCCGAATGGGTCCTTATTTTTACCCTTCAGGTAGGTTAGGCCAGTTCTTAGCTAGATTTTTTGCTACTAAAGCTGCTCCATACTTAGCCCAGCAACAGTCTGATGGACCTACTCCTCAAGCTACCTTAGCTGGCGATACAGTATCCCAAGGGGACGTTGTTCTTCCTGCTGATCTGCCTATGGGTACTATGAGTAGAACCTCTCTTCAACTACCTGAAGCAGAGAAAAATAGGAGAGAGAGATACAAAAGATTTGAGGAAATGGACGATTATCCAGAAATTGGAGTTGCCATGGATACTTATGCAGATGATTCCACTCAGAAAAATCTTCGTAATGGACGATGGACAGTTCAAAGTGATAGCCAAATGGTGGTTGATGAAGTTGAGAAAATGTATGATCATCTTGAGCTAGACAGGATTTACTGGGATATAGTGAGAAATGTAGTTAAATATGGTGATTGTTTTATAGAAACTATTTTAGATGTTCATAATCCTAAAAAAGGTCTTCAAAGACTTAAGGTTTTGAACCCTAATTTCATTATTAGAGTTGAAAACGAATACGGGTATCTTACTGACTTCCTCCAGGAAATTCCCGATAAGGAAGATTGGGCTAGTTATGGAAGTGCTGGTAATCTTATGGCAGGATCCAAGTATATTACATTAGATAGAAACCAGATTATTCACTTCAGATTACGCACAGCAGATCCTGCATTTTATCCTTATGGGAAATCTATCCTAGCTCCTGCCACTAGAATCTTTCGATCCCTAAAATTGATGGAAGATGCAATGCTTATTTATCGTTTAGCTAGGGCTCCAGAGAGACGAATTTTCTATATTGATGTTGCCAACATGCCAGCTACTAAGGCTGAGATGTTTATCGAGAAGGTAAAAGAGAAGTTCAAGAAAGAGAAGTATTATGATGGTAATACTGGTACTATTGATGCCAGATATAATCCGCTCAGTGCTGATGAAGATTTCTTTGTTCCTACAAGAGGTGCTCAAGGAACTAAAATTGAGACTCTTCCTGGGGCTCAGAATTTGGGAGAGGTAGAGGATGTTCGTTATTTTCGTGATAAACTGCTGGCTGCTTTAAAGATTCCTAAGGATTACATAGTAGAAAAAGATAAGTCTCCTGAGAGGAAAGCTAATTTATCCCAGCTTGACGCTAAGTTTGCTAGAACCATATCTAGAGTTCAACAGCAGGTTGAAATTGGGTTAGAAACTCTCGCCAAAAGACATTTAGCTATTGTAGGTTATCCAGTTACTTTAGTTAAAGAGGTTAAAATTCTTCTCCCTGATCCTAGTGATACCTTTACTAAGAGAAAGATGGAAATTGATGAGCAAAAAGCCCGTGTGGTTCAAGCTGTTATTGGGTTGGGTATTTTTCCAACATCTACTATCTATAAAGAGTTCTATGATATGACAGATCAAGAAATTGAACACACTAAGGAGGAATTAGAAAAGGAGCAAGAGGAAGCCGCTGAGAAGGAGCAAGAAGCAGCAGCACAACAACAGGGCATGGACCAGCAAGGAGCAGACCAGGATATGGAACGAGATCAGATGGGTGCAGATGCAGACGCTGCCCGTGATGAGGGGGCTAACCAATCGGACCATGAACGACAGATGGAAGTAGAGAAAGCTAAACCTAAAAAAGAGGAGAAGCTACTCTCTACCCTGAATAGGCTTAAAAAGCAAATTGTGGAAGGGACTGGAGATAGAAAACATAAGTTATCCTCTATAGATAGGATAATCAATAGAAATATAGGAAATCACTAAAAAAGCTATTGTTCATAGAGACTATATACACATAGCTTATTAAATTAAGGAGTTAGAAATGTTTGATCATTTGTTCGAAAATAGAAATTCAACTGTTACTCACCTACTAAAACTGGGTGACTGCTTAGGCAGATCCCTAAGAGAGAATGTAGAGCTTTTCTCTATTGATGCAGAGAAGAAAGAAGTGGCATTTTTAACCGAAAATGGAAAAGTTATTTCTGGGAACTATGATCTAGGTGATGATATTATCCTGGAAAATTTGCAAGTTAGAGATGTAAAGGTATTTTCAAGTAATAAAACATTCAATTCCTTTGTAGACGATAAAGTAAGTGGTTTTGTAGGAAACCTTAACTCTAATAAATATAAAGAGGCTGAGAGCAGTTTCTCGGATATCTTGTCTCTTTGGGAAAATCGACTAAAGTTTGAGAATGTAAAGAAAAGACTTGATGAGAAAGTAGAAGTTTTTAATGCCTCCCAAGAGATCCTCTCTACTCCTGAGTTTAAAAGGTTTGTAGAAGTCCTACCACAATTCACTGAATTTTTATCTGAAAATAAGGAAACCATTAATTCTGTCAAAGAAGTAGAGAATGCTGTGAAGCTTTCCAACTCTGTCTCCAAAGCATTTAACTTTCCACGAATTAACTACGAAACCTTAGAAGAGGATGGAGTCTATAAGATTTCGCACGGTATTAATAAAAATATCTATGAACTTATTTGTAAACAGGAATTGGTTCATAAGGAACTTCTAGAATCCAAAAAGAATTTTGAAGAGGTGTGGGCTACTAATGCTAAGATAAGAAATCTTGCTGGTCTTATTTTTGAGGGGTCAGAAGATGATATCTTAGAAGCTTTAGTTGAAGCTGTTGTTGATGTTCCCTTTTTAGCTCTTGCAACTAAGAAACAGTTAGCCGAATCTGTGGATAATGCTTTAGGGTTAATTGAATACACCTCTATTTCTGAGAAGAAAATAAAGGCTTATGCCTCTACTATTTTTGAGATGAAGAAGCCTATTAAGAAAATGATTATTACGCTTCTTAATGAGAAATATGGGATTAATGTTTTAAACCTGAAGGAAGCTGTATCCTTCCAGAGTTTGGCTAATACCCAAGTAGTTATTTTTGAGTCTCTTTATAGATTAGCTCCTAAAGGTAGTGTAGTTAAAGATACATTAGCTGATCTTACCAAACTTCTCAAAAATAAAAATGGTGTTGAAGTTATTGATGTAAATGATCTTCTTCAAGAATGCTTTAGTATGTGTGAGTATGGTACTTTCTGTGAGGATTATACTATTGTAGATACCTTATCATTTGATACTATTTTAGAGAGTGAGTATACCCCTAAGGAATTACTAGAAAAAGCTAAGACTAAGAAAAAGAAAAAGAAAGCACCTGGGAAAGAGGGGGATGCTGATGAGTTTGAGGATGAAGATGAAGCAGATGATGAGGATGACGGTGACGAGAAACTCTTGCTAGATAAAGATAAAGATAAAGAGGGGGATGACCAAGGAAGTCCTGATGTAGATCCTAAGAAAGAAAAAGCAAAAGCTGAGAAAGACGAAAAGCACCCAGAGTCGGACAGGGATCCTGAAGATGATAGCGAAAGGTTGGCTAAAAAGAAGCGTCCTGGTACAGTTAAAGAGGAGGCAGACGAGCCTGGGGAATCCGAGGCTGAAGCCCCCTCTCAAGAAACCCAACCTGATCAAGGCGAGGAAGATGCAGAGGAGGAATCCATGTCTCAGGAAGAGTTTTTAAGTACTTTAAAAGATATGGAAGATCTGATGAGTGATAATCTTGGTGATGATGAGGATGATGAGGATGATGAGGATGATGAGAACCCTGAATTGCCTCATGCAGAGCGGGAAGATGATGAAGAGAGTGAAGCCTCTGCCAAAGCTGCGGAAGCTGATCAGGACGAAATAGCTTAAGGAATTAGATAATGGCATGTAAGTATCCTCTTGTCCTTTCCTCTATTGATGGGGAATACAGAATAATAGAACTTCCTGAGGGGGATATTATTTGTGATGCAGTTGGTCCTACGGGTCCTGAGGGTCCTGAGGGTCCTGCTGGTCCTGCTGGTACTGGAGGTACTGCTGGGAATCAAGGTTCTACTGGTCCTACTGGTCCTTGTTGCACAGGTCCTACTGGTCCTGGATATATGTTTGAATCATCTGTGGACAAGGGTTGGGAAAACGCTGGTGGGGCGACTAATACAGAAGGAGAATATCTGCTGGGAGGTTCAGGTCCCTCAGGGGGTCAATATTTAGCGTATATGCCGGGTCTAAATAGCGGTGCAGGGGGATACATGCATGTACGTTCTCCCTTTGTAAGGCTGGATGAGGGAAATTCATTTAACTTCGGTGGTGATGATTTCCTTAGGCAGCAGCCCGATGGGACTCTGGGGGCTACTGCTACTGCTGTATATTTTGGAATCACAATGGGTAGCACAGGAGCAGGCAACATTCAAGCTAATACTATTCTTGAAGATGGATCTTATGTTGCTACTGAAGATTTAGATCTTACTCTGGTTGGGGCTGATGATGCTCCTGTTGTAGGAACTCCGTGGACCCCTGGTGGTGGTGCGTATAATCTTAAAGCTAATGAGTTTATTACGGATAGCCGAGGCAGACAGTATATTGATGCTAGTAATGATTTTGTTTTAGATATTGCTAACGGGGCGACTGGTGGAGCTTTCCATGTATCAGGAGCAACTGGTACGATTTACTTAGATGGTACTAATGGTAAGGTAGGAATTGGTACTACAGCCCCAGGGCAACTTTTAGATGTGGTAAATGATAATACTGGTGCCGTAGCTGTCCGAGTAGAGAGCGGCTCAACTGCATCTACGGGAAATGATGCAAGGTTTATTGCTAAAGTAGCAGGAGCCGATGGTGGAGATCCTCATGTAAGATTTATGATCCAAGGGGGTCAATCTTGGTGTTTAGGTCTTGCTAATGGAGCATCTGACAATTTCCGAATTGCAGATGCAAATAACTTAGACAGTGGTATCGCACTAGAAATTGATACTTCCCAAGATGTTTGGATGCCACAGACATTAGCTGTAGGTCAATCGGCAGCAGCAGATAACGCTGCGGTTTTGGAGTTGGAGAGTACTACGCAAGTATTTTTACCTCCAAGAATGACAACTACACAAAGAGATTTAATTTCACCCCCAGCGGGAGGGGTTATATATAATACGACTACAAATGTACTAAACTTCTATAATGGAAGTGCATGGGGAGCAGTTTAGAAATGAGTGATAAAAAAGTAATTCTTGGTAAAGAAACATTGGTCCCCCTGGGGATGGTTTTAGCTATCTGTTCGGGGGTGGTATGGATGATTAGCCAATTAGATTCCATTCATTATAAACTACAAACTATAGATGAGAAGATGATAAATCACTGGACTAAACAAGACATGGAAAACTGGGGACTTCGACTGAAGATGGAGAACCCTACCCTTACTGTTCCTCAGGTTGACAAAGATAATTAAGTTAATCTAAAATATTGCCTTGTTTCAATAGGCTGAATACTCTTTGTGTATAAACCATCCTGAGATTATTCAGAGAGGTAATAATATTTTCTAATTTTGTAACTCCGTCTAAGCTTACCGAGTCCTCTCTTTGAAAATTCTCTAACTCAGTTTGTAGCCATTTTAGATCAGCGAGTTCCGACGAATTAAACTTACTTCTAATTTCTTTAATTTCTTCTGGATTTTTCATAATATTGTAACCTTGTGTCCTTCATTTTCGTAGTGGAGTTTCCTAGCCTTGGAGTGAGCTTTAAGGTATTTTTCCTTATCTAGAAAATCATAGATAAAAACTTTTTCTTTATCATCATGCCTTCTTAAAGCTCTCCCTAATGCTTGGAGAGTAGCAATTTCTGATTTCATTCCTCTGGCGTTGATGAAGTGTGTAATTTCTTCAATGTTGATACCCGTTTGGAGTATTTTTGTTCCAATGAGGACGCTAGAATCTGAAGATCCTCTAAATCTAGCAATACTTTGATACCTCTCTCCGAGGGAGTCTGCTCCCTCCAAAAACTGAACGTTCCCACCTCTAAGTAAGTTTTCCAGGGTTCTTCCATGGTCAAGTGATTTGGTAAGAATAAGTATGCGAGCCTTCTTGTTTTTTTGTCTAATATCATTTACTATTTCCTTAATTATATTGTTCCTATTAGTATTGTTAACTATGTAATTATCATACACCTCTCCATAAGATATATTTTCGTCTTCCCCACTGGCACTATAGGGTCTGTTAATTAATTGTATAACAGGTTTTGTAAGTCTTCCTGAATCTATTAGATCATAGGTGTCTACAACTTCCCACACAGGTCCTAGAGCCCCCTCTAGGTTATACTTAGGGATAGGGATGGTGTGTGGGGTAGCTGTGAAGCCTATACGATATTGGGCGTTAGGGAAGATTTGGATAGCAGCTAAAGTAGTTTTCCCATTAGCAAATTCATGACATTCATCTACCATTAAAACTTCAGTTTCTTTAAGATGGGTGTCCATAATCTTCTTTATACTTTGGACAGTACAAAGCATAACATCTCCATAAATATAACCCTCTCCGTAACAAAGACCAATATTATTCAGATTGCAGATCTTAGTAAGAAATTCATAGGTCTGAGTAAGAAGTTGTTTGGCATTAAATAGGAGAACCATTTTGCGACCAGCGAGAGCTTTTATTATGCCAGCCATAATTAAAGTTTTTCCTGAACCAGTTGGAGATTTAATAATTCCTCTACGCTCTTTTAAGGCTTTGACAATAAAGTCTTCTTGATAGTCGTAGTAATTAAAATTTTCCAGGCTCCAATCATTTGGGGTGAAGGAGGGCAGAGGAGGGGTATACTCTAGTTCAGGTTCAGCTTCTACTTTGTTTAAGTCTTCTAAAACTCTAGATAGTAATCCCGTTCTAAAGACTCCTGATTTGGAAATAAAGTGAGTGAATCCATCCCACCGTCTCTTTTTATAGGCATTAGAATATTGATACCCAGGCACCTTCTGGGAATAGAGACTATATAAAGCATCTAAAATTTTAGGGTTATCTGTTAAAATTCTAGAATTTATAGTGTTTACCTGAATCTTCATTAGACTATTATAGAATAGATATCTGTAATTACTTAGGAGTATTTTATGACAGAAAATGTAAAAAACAAAGAGGTCGCGCCTAAAGCCCCTCAAAATAATGATGAAGCAGTCATTGCTGACCTTCTTAAAAATGTTCCTGTTCAGAACGCAATAAGTGTAAAGCTTCCCTCTAGAAATAAATTTTATAATTTAGAGGATGGGGCTAAACATGTCGTTGTAAGGCCCATGACTTTCGCAGATGAGAAAGCTCTTGTATCTACTAAACATGCCAACATTGATATACTTAATCTTTTATTAAGTAGGTGTGTGTCTAATATTGATATTAATTCACTGCTAATAATGGACAAATTGTTTTTGATTATGAAATTACGAGAAATTTCATACGGAAGTGAATATACAGTAGCTATTAATTGTCCCAGTTGTAGGCGAGAAAATAAGGTTACTTTTGATTTATCTATCCTACAAACTAGATTTGTAGAAGATGATTTTGAAATACCAGTTTCTGTAAATCTTCCTATTTTAAAGAAGAAAGTTACAGTTAGGCTGCCGAGAGTGGAAGACGAAAAGTATTTACAAAATGTAGAATTAGGTTCTGCAAATATGTGGAGATTTATTGAGAGTATTGATGGGCATACTAAAAAAACTATTGTTTCAGGAGTTCTAAGTAAACTACCGATTAAAGATATTCATGCTATATTAAAAGTAATGAATTCAGAAAACTACGGTATAGACCCTAATGTAAGATTTGCATGTTCATACTGTTCTCATCATGAGGCTATGGAGTTGCCGATTAGTGCTGATTTTTTTATAGGGAACTAAGTGAGGGTTTTAATTTAGAAAACCTTCTATTAGAAGCCTATATACTTGTAAAGCAGTGTAAGTTCTCTTACTCCGATATTCATACAATGTCTTCGGCTGAGAGGAGAATATTCTTGGAATTTTACAAAAAAGAACTAACGGAAGTAGAAAATGCGAGTAAACACAACCAGCGTCATTGATAGAGGAAATAGACCTAATATAAGCCAAAGGGTTGGACTTCGAACCTATTTCATTAATGATGGAGCATATGTTGATCCTTATGAGATTAGTTCGGTACAGCTTTTCGCTCAGTTAGATACCCTATCACCTCGCACTGTAATAGACCCAGATAGTGGATTAGTTAGTGCTACCCCCCTAATGACCTTTGCAGCATCAGCCGTTGTTGGAGGAGTGGCTTCTCATTGTACACAAACTGATCCTACTGCGGTTCCCTGTAACCTGGAAAATAATGGCTTCAAGCCAGGGAGTTATTACCCAACAACTACTGCCAGTGGAATTTATAAACTGAGCGAGGGAGAATATGTTGTAGTTCTTAATCAAATTCAATCTCTATCTGGATGGGATTACAACACAAGTACTATAGTAGCTGCTTCTGGTCTTTCTTCGGTGGGAAAATACGTTGATCTATGGACAGTTAAACTTACTGAAGGATCCAAGTATCAGGTTATCACTAATAACTTTAGTTTATATGAAGATACTTTCTTTGCTTTCACTGAACCCCTTCTTCTAACTACAAATAACAAGCTTATGAATAAGCATGTTAGGTACGGGGAAATTATTGATTTAAAGGTGAGCACGGAAACCACACTTCAGAATAAGAATATAGATAAATCAATTCAGAATATTTTTAAAGACTCAGTGGTTACAGACGCTAAAGTAACTATTGCGAAAGTTAATCACGATTCAGCCTTTGTTGGACCATTTGAAGTGATAACTGATGCTGTCATGCAAATTACAAGCGATAATACCCTAATTTATAATTGGGATACTAACGACATTCAAATTAGCGCAGCTTTCGGAAGTCCTACAGGTACTTATAGTGTTCAGGTCGATTACGTTGCCCTAAACCAGACTATTAAAAGTCCACTGTTTTATCTCACAGTGTCGTAAGGAGGTGATCTATCAGATAATCATAGTCATACGCCCTAGTATGACGTTTGGTAAAACGCTGTAAGTCGAAGCCCTTTATGTGAGCTTCATTCCAATCTTTAACTTCCGAAGGGGGATGGCAGATAGAGATATCTGCCATCCTTTTTAGCTTCCTTAAGTAATCAAACTTGTTCACTCCCCTCTTGCCTGCATCATCATTATCATATCCAATAATAATTTTGCCTTCAAAGTCTCTTAGAA